TCGATAAGTAAGTTCTTATCCCTCCTGGTCTTACATACTTTTGGAACTTGTAAGTACATAATGTTAGAAGATTTTTTTAGTTTTTTAAAAAAGCTCCACATGACGATAGTATTGGTTTATATCATCCGTAGCCTTTACGTCATGAAAAAACTTATTGTATACCTGAATTGCTTTCTGAACTTTTACTGCACCTTTTTCAATAAAGTCTGCCGTTGTTTCAAAGACTCCTAGCTGACCATTACTCTTGTCTATTACTAGGAATTTAAGTGGCTTACCAAACAATGTATGGTATACGTATGCTTGGCTATCGTAGTTGTAGTTTGATGCACTATAAATGAATTTATTTATGTCACTTGTAGTTTTTATATCAATCAAGCAGTCATCACAAACTATATCTGCTTTACCTTTCCACATTACTCCTCCAATCTCTCCAATTGAAGGCACTTCAAACTGATTACCATCAGCATATATCATATCGTAGAAATCTAGGTTTGATGTCATTACTTTTGAGAGTTCTGTAATCTCGTCAAACTCTTTCTGTAACAAAAGAAATGGCTCATTAGACTCAGCTATTATTTCTTTGTACTTCTTTGTGTTTCTGCTAGACACATCAACTGCACTCCAATTTTGAACTTTCTCTGGCTCTAAAATTAAATGATGAAACAGTCTTCCTTTTGCAAAATTTATATTGTCATCTTTCTGTATCCCAAATTCTTTTGGGTTTGAAAGTAATGCTCCAATATCACTATTGGAGAGATAGTTCCTACCTATCCCTCCGTAATATTCCTTATCGTCTTTAAGTTGTTTTATTATTGTGTCTGACATAGCTTATAAGGATTTAGCAATTTCTTTTTTAACCTTTGCAGTCATACTATACTTAGTAAGTAAGTTCTCACCGATCTTCTTTAATCCTAACTCTTTATTGGCTATGACATAATTCAAGACCTTATCCCAATTATCATCACCAATATCTAGCTTAATTATAGTAGTCTTTTTAGGCTCTGATTTTTTTGGTGCAGTCTTTTTAGGCTCTGCCTTTTTTGGAGTAGCTAACTTCTCGGCTACACTCTTGTCATCTTGTGGTAAGTCTTCACCAGCATAGATGTAATGACCTAACCCAAACATAGCTAAGTTCTTCACAAGACATCTCATAATAGTCTTGTTGATGTCAAACATTGTAGCACCCTTTACAGACTTCTTTCCATACCTTGTGGTGTACTCGTATGCCTCTAACTTCATAGCCTTGTTTGCTCCATCCATAACTGGCAACCACATTTCCAATGTTTCGCCCTTGATGGTAACCTCTGTGCTACACATATAACCCATATGCACATCGTAAACAAAAGGTAAATTGGTAGCCTCGTCTTTTACTACCTTGTACGTTGCACTAGGGTAGTTCTTCTTTACCTCTGCCCATGCCCATGCCCAAGAGAGATAAGTTAATCCATTTTTCTGCTCGACCTTGTCATTGACATTGATAGCCGACAGAGTTTCAAAAACTGATTTTTCTGTTTCTTTCATAATTGTATTTAATTTAATTTAACTTGATTTTTACTTTATTAAAGTTTCGTAAGATTTGTTCTCTACTAGCTTTAAGTTTTCTGATTGTCTTTATACTAACATTATTAACCAAAGCATTCTGTATTCTTGTTTCCAATCGTGAAAGCTTTGTACGACAATTAGACAAATATAAGACATATATTGCTCTTTTCCAACCTAAAGTTTTAAAATAACTATACTCGTCAATATTTATTTCTTGGTAGTAGTCTCCACCTTTTGTCATATCTACGATGGATACCTGGTTTGAATTTAATTCTTTTATAATTTTAAATCCATAACACATATAAGAATTAACTACTTTGTCATGCAATGGTTTTGAATGATAATCTTTTTCAGCTTGGTAGAATAATTCACCTAAATTGTACATAAAGTATTTATTCTATCTATAACAATTTGATAATCTCTATCTTCAGAAACCTTTTCATTAACTCTTTTTATTCCGTAGTGTATAGTGGAGTGAGGTATTTGGTATCCTCTGTTCTCCATATACTTTTGAATGTTTGTGAGTTGTATTTTGTTTTCTAAACATAGGTAGTATAATAAATATCTTGCGTCTACTATTGATGCTTTTTTATTTTTTTGAAATAAATATTTTTCTTCCATTCCGAATGCCACCGATACTTCTGTGGCTAACTTGTTAAATAATGTGTACTTCATTCTACTGATATGTTTTGAGAGTTAATAATCTCGCCATGTTCGGCATCGGCTACCCATCTCCTAGCCTGATCTATATCATTGGTGTGTTTAGTTTCTGATGGGTGTGCTCCACCATAATATAGGTGGACAGTAAGTTTCATTGTCTTCATAATTTGATTTAATTTAGACAAATATAAGAAACTTATTGCACAAAAACTAGAAAACTACACACCTATTCTGTGCTTTGCAACAAATACACGTTAGGGATTTTTTAGGGACTCCCTAAAAGTGACTCAACTTTTTTAACTATACAAAAAAAGCCTACACATAATTGCATAGGCTTAAATAATAATAAATTGTTTTGATTAGCTACAGATGTCCTCCATCGTGCAATTTATCACACTCATATCTCCACTCTGAGTTTGATTCTGGCTCATTCATTCCATCGTGTTCCTCTATACCATTACCACATTCATACTTTGCTTTAGATATAGCTTGGTCAATCTTGTCGGTATACAAGTCTTCATGGGATATTAAATAGTCTTGGAGTGTTGTCCACTTTCCATTATCTAATTTAAAGTGGTCGAATTCATCTTCGCATACTTCTATTTCTACTTGTGCATACTTGTGATACACTTGTCTTGTTTCAATTTTTACTTTCATAATTCTAATTGTTTAAAATGGTAGGTTAATATTTATTTTTCTATATTCTTCGCCATCATTAAATTCTGCGATGGTTTTGTAGTTCGTGTCAAAATCTTCATTGTGTGCCTCAATAACTTGTTTTACTTCTTCGTAATTAAATTCGTATGTCGCTGATGCGTCATCCGTTTCCGAGTAAACAAATACTATTGGCTCACTTAATAATTTTTCGATTGTCATAATTCTAATTGTTTTTGGTTAATAATTGTAAATTGGGTAGCCATAGCTTTGGCTATTCCCTTGAACGTTTTACTTCGTAGCTTTGATCTCTCCGATGCATTTTTTGAATTCTTTAGTGCATCAAAGTACCACTTCGGTTGCCTTTTCTTGACTCCCTTTTTACTAACGAATTCTATGAACTCGCCTTTTTCTACAATATTCGTTGGAACAAGTAGAGGTAGGTTTTTTAACCATAAACAAGTGCTTTTTTGAGCCTTGTCCCCAAACATATAAGGTTGGATTATTTGGCTAGGCTTTCGGTACTTTGTACTCATAATTCCAATAGGATTTTCTACGCATATCTTATCTATGGGTGCGTTAATCATCTCCATAAAAAAGTCTATACCTTGTTGTTGCCTACCATCCTTAATCTTCTGCTCAAAATGTCTAGCACCACTAACGGCTAAATGAGTGCAAGGTGGGAATGCAATAAGCATATCCCAACCCTTGTGCAACTCCTTTAATAAATCGCCTTGTATGTGCCATTGTGGATATCCTCCACTACTCTCCATCACATCGCAACTGAATGCCTCGTGACCTAACTTGCGTAACTCTATGGTTACGGCTTGTGATTCCTCACATCCTACTAGTATCTTCATAGTTTACATTTTAACATTACTTCCTTGCATAGTTCTGATGGTATCTTCGACCTTTCGTAGTTACCCTTCCGACCTTGAGTTCCACTTTGACTTCCTCTCGGTGCAGACTCGTGATGGCAATTCTTGTTACCATTGTGACATTCTGCTCTTGGAATCCATCCGTTTGGATTATCCAATCCGTAGATAAAGTTGCTCCAAATGTCTGTGGGTTTTGCCCTAGAATCTCCATAGGTGCAGTACCATATCGTTGTTCTTGGCAACGCCTGGACCACACTTAATTTGCGTAGCTTTCCTCTAGGATTCTCTATAAAAAACTTTAGGCTTGGATTAAGCCTTTTAAAGTGTTCAATTATATTCAAGGTAGACTGAACATACTCCACACCTTTAAGTGCGTTCTCTGACTTCGGTGTGTGGTCTTTATTCCAATGTTTGCCAATACTAGCAACAGAGAAATATGTACAAGGTGGAGATGCCCATATGACTGATGGGATGAATGGCACTCTTGATACATCAAAATTGTTGATGTCAACTGCGTAATCAATCCCATCGAACTCATTGATGTCAGACGAAAATACTTCGTATCCTAACTTCTCTGCCTCTTTGCCAACACTTCTAGAACCTGCGAATAATTCTAATAGTTTATTCTCCATGTCTTGAGTTGGTTTTTGGTTTAAACTCTCCTTGTTCTGTATTGCACTCAATATACATATCTATAGCATCAAACGTTTGACTTACTATATAGTCATTTGCACAAACTATTTCTAACACTTCCATTGCCTCATCATCTTCACAATGATAATTTTGTTGTATATCGTCTATATGCCAAAGGTTGTCCACACAGAATCCTTCTCTCTTTAGAAGGTCTTTAGCCTCTTGGATGTCCAATGCTCTACGAATAGCTTTGTCTGCATTGAGGCTTACGATTTTTTCTTGTTCCATTTCACTCATAATTTCTAATTGTTTAATTGATTAATAAATTTAACTACTGATTTATAAGTAGCTGATATATCTTGACTACAAATACCCTCGTATATGTTTGTAATTGTAGTTTTAGAGATTTCTTCGCTTACTTCGGCTTCGCCTATTAAACATTGCTCAACTACTGGCATAAGCCAATCCCAAGAGAAATGATATTTTAAATCATTAATTCTTTTAACGGCATAAGTACCACTTGGTAAACCCTCACTTCCTTTTACGCAAAGGATTCTTGATTCCCCTATTGTTTGTGGTAGGTTAATTAAATTTGGTACACTTGATGGTATACCACCCATAAATTCTGCAATAAGTTTATTGTTTTCTTGTGTGTTCATAATCTTATTGGTTTTTCTCTTCTTTTATTAATTTATCTATATCTTGGACTACTTTGAAAATATTATCTCCTACTTCCAAACCTTCTATAATCCATTCAATTTTTTTAATTAATTCTTTTTTACTCATAATTTCTAATTGTTTAATTGATTAATAAATTTAACTACTGCTTTATACGTAGACGACATTTTGTCTTTTGCTATAAAGATTTTAGGTTTACTTATCATTTCATTATATTCTGCCTTACCTCCTTGTATAGTGAATACGTACCCCAAACTTTCTATCTTTTGAACTACTGGCATAAGCCAATCCCAAGAGGTGTGGTATTGTGCTTGTTCATACACATCTACATCTACGTTTATCTTTCCTTGATGTAGTGAGGCTAATGAATCCTTGAATGAATCAAGCCCCATAAATTCTGCAATAAGTTTATTGCTTTCCATAATTTAAATCGCCCATTTTAGTCGGAAGGGACTTTATCCTAGTTAGATGTGGGATATGGTTTTGCTCCATACAAGTGCGTCTACGCATCCCACTTTTTTTAGTCTAGAAAGACCTCATCTAAAGAGTATCCAAACTTTGTCCTACAGATGTAGTTGATGAAATTATCCATATGTTTCTCGTCAGCAAACTCTTTGGTAACGTACCAATCGTTTGCTCTCTCTGTTCTAAATTTTAAGGTAGCTTTCATAGGCTTGAAAAGTTAAGTATACTTGCCTTTGCTTTATAAAATATCCATATGATTTTATCGATGTATTCCACATCTCCATCTTTTTCGAGTTGAAGATCAAAAGGTAGTTCATCATTTTTCATCTCATCAAAGAACGTACTTAATGCCCTATCTTCAATGCAGTATTCTTCCTTGAATAGTTCGTACTCATCGCCTTGCATAAAGTTTAAGCCAATCCAATTATCTTCGTGTTTCTCGATGTATATCCATCGGTCTGATGGCTGATGCCATATGTGGTTTACTTCTACTATTGTACATTCTCTTGATTCCAATCTTGATTGGATGTCATTTTTTCTAATAATCTGTTTCATCTTTCTAATTGTTTTTTAAATTGTTAAATAAATCTCCAAAGCAAACCCAATCTATACCTTCGTCATAGTTGTCTGCAAATTTCCAATTAGTAATACCATTCTTTCTGTGGTATTTCCTAACTAGAGATTCTAATTCATCACTTGTTTGGCTCATACTCCATATTTTTTTACCTTCTAGAGTATTGAGAAGAAACAAACCTACTTGTTCATTTTCTTCATTGACATATGTTAAATTTTGTGTCTTCATTTTTCTAATTGTTTTAATGGTTATAAACTTCTTACTTTTTCTATTACGGCAGTTCCACTATTAATGGTCTTTAGGATTCCATCCCAATCGCCTTCTAGAGCCATCCAACATAGGTCGTCAGCACTAGCTTTAAAGCCACCTCCAGTTGCACCACAACCGAACTGATAGTTGCTCATTGCGTTGCCCATTCCACTCGGAAGAACTGACCATACCCTCCAAAAATCTTCTGTCTTTATAAACTTGATTTCTGAACGATTGTCGCACATACACGCAACCATTTTTAGTGTCACTCTCTTTGGATTTTTTACCACCTCTAGTGTTGGTGGATTGTGTCGTAATTCTCGATAATAATTCTTCATAATTCTAATTGTTTAAGGTTAATAAATGTTTGTTAAATAGTTCGTTGTTCTGTTCGCTGATATGCATCTGAGCCTCAAAAAAGGTATCTACATTATACATAACATTGTGTACTTCTTTACCGACAAATGTTGTCAGCGTTCCATTACCATCTAAGGTGTAATCTGTGATTGCTTTTGCCATCGTTCTAATTGTTTTAAATGCAAGGCAATATCGCCTTGTACCACCAAAACCTCGCACATTTCTGTGCAAGGCATTTGATGAGGTTGAGGTTGTTATTCTACATTATTACTCCACTATAAATGTTACCATACTTGTCAAGGTACAATAGCCACTTGTCTTTACTTAATAGTTCAAGTGTGTGTTCAAGCCTATCCTCGTAACTGCACCTCTCATTGCCTCGTAGCCTAAAACAATGTTCTTCTACGTCACTCCACTTGGTTTCAAGTATCGCATAAACATCACGAAATGGTATCGTAAGACCCTCTGCTCGTGTGTCAGCATCTATAAACTCTCTATATGTCTGTATCATAGCTCTATCTCGTTATTAGTTAGTCCCTCGATTAGTGCCTTGCGATTAGAGTGGTCTGCTCTTTTCCAAGCCTCTGTAAACGTGCCTCTGCAAATTGCAGTCATAAAGCCTCCTAACCCATCTACAAGTTGCTCCTTGCGTTCTATGGATGCAACCTCTTCGATGAGAGTGTGAGCCGTTCCACAACAAGAGCCGTTGTCAGAATAGTTAGCGATTGCTACAAGCATTGTGTAGTTCTTGTAGGTAATTCCTTGTGGTAGATATCCTTGTGGAAATCCACTTCTTAATTTGATTTTTGTGGTCATAATTTCTATTGATTTAATTTATTATATTCTTCTTCAGTTATTACGGAAAAGTCGTTCATCCCTTGAGCCTCATACAAGAGGTCTGTAGGTGTATCTTTGCTTTGGTCAAAGCAATAAGTAAGGTATCCAACTTCGTTGTCTTCGTAAGCCTCAATTAAGGCATCTACTCCTTCATCATCAAATATCTGAACTGCACCATCTCCAAAAAGATAGTAAGCCTTCTGATAGTGTGTTTTGTTGAAGAACTTTGTTAGTAGCATATTCATAAACTCGTAGTCGGTTTCGTTTAATGCCTTGTCATTATTTGCAAGGTCATTGGCTTGAAGAATCTCAAGCAGTTCAACTTGGATTGCGTGAATCGTTTTGTCGTGTAGTTGTTCTAAAATTTGTTCTGTAGTCATAATTCTAATTGTTAATTGGGTTAATAAATGTTTCTAATACTTGCACTACGGCTTGGTTTGATACGAATGGATTTACTCGTGTTCCACTCTTGATTTTTTGCACCTCTTTTACCCTCTGCTCGATGAGTTGTTGCAACTCAATTACTAGGATAGTTGATGCTAGTGTTCCAAGACCTTTTACGTCTTTGTGACCTCGTTTGATCCGTTGGTCGTTGTTTAAATTTTTACTCATTTTTCTAATTGTTTTTAAGTGAAAACTTCATTGCTTTCACCACCAAAACCCCACTATTTTCATAGTGAGGCGAATACTGGAAATTGGTGTTTTGAAGGACTAAATCGTGTAGATTGTATCCATCCCTTGTTCAGTAATATGTGACATTGCTCCACCATCATTTCCTTCATCATCCATCTGTGGAAACAATAAACTTCCATCACTCATTTCAAAGACTATGGAACTCTTGTACCAACCTAAATGCTCCACCTCTTTAGGAGTCATATAACGAACTCTAGTGATGGTCAGTCCACTCAAATGTTGGAACTTGTCTGCGTGGAGTATATGAGGTGGTAAGGCGAATCTGTTTGCCTCTCTTTTAGCTTGACGTTCTGCAAGTAGTTTTTTGTTGTTCTCACGTATCAAAGCAACTCCATCTTCATAACTGCAAGTAGCGAACTTCTTGCCGACTTTAGTCAACTTGTAGCGACCTCTTGATTGCCTTTCAATTAGACGTTCATAGTCGTTCCAACTCTTGATGTTGATGCCGTAGTACCCTTGTCTGTAGGTAAACTCATCTGCGTTAAATCCTTGAGCATTCCAAACGGCTTTTTGGATGTCTTTTCTAGTGAACTCATTGCCACTAAATTTATTCGATAATTCTCTAAATACTGATTGCTTAATTGTCTTCATAATTCTAATTGTTTTAATGGTTAAACGTATTTTACTACTTGTGTATAAATTGGTTTCTTCGTAAGAGTAAGTCTTACCCTATTGTCAATCTCCACTACAAATTGTTCATCTTCTGTAGTTCCGATGTTCAGCACATTTGCTGAAGATAAGTCTAACTTTTTCATCCAATGTTCTCGGATGTATGCAAGTGAATCTAGTGCAGTTTTCTTGCTTGAAAAGTCAATGTTCTCAAAGCAAAATCCGTTCTTTAGGTCATAGCCGTAAATGTTATAAATGTTTCTCATAATTCTAGTTGTTTAAGGTTAAAAGGTTAAGTTTAAATTTAGTTCTGTTCCACCACGTAAAGTGTTGGTATTCCTCTTCAGTGAAGATTTCTGTTCTGATGATATCACTACCATCTTGCCTTGTCTGTATTGCGTGTAATCCACTCGGCAATACAATGTGTTTGAGTATTCTGTTCATAGTTCTAATTGGTTTACTGATTAATAAATTCTTTCTGATAGTAGTTCCAAGCATCTTGCCTAGTGTACAACTTGTTTCGGTATTGAGCATCTTGACTTGCCCAAAATGATACTCCATCTTTCGATAGTTCAATGACATTGTCGCTTTTTAACCAAGCCTTGAACTCTTTTGTAATCTTGTTTTTCTTCATAATTCTGTGATTTTCAAGTATTTATGTTTTTACTCGTGTTATGGGACTATTCCCACGACAATATAGTGAATATTCGTCTAATATCTGTCTAATATCTGTGTTATTTTCATTCGAGTGATTGTCTTTTGTTCTTGACTTGTCTGAACATAGACTAACAAAGGGATTGCGAGATGCTGATTATCTCTAAATGTTTAGGCAATATGATGAAGGGACAGAGGTTATGAGATGTCTCTAATCATCTCAATACTTTAAGAGTTTAAAGTTATTTAGTTCTCTTTTGTATCTGTTCCTATGGATGTGGAGGTAGTTCCCCTTCATTAGATTGGGAGTTCCACGCAGATTGATGCAAGGGTAAAACCTACGACAATCGTAGTGGTGGTAAGGGCTGATCCTACCTAAACTAAAAGCTAAAAAAATCAGAAACAACGAAAAAAAAACGTGAAATGTCGAGCAAAAAAAATCGGTTTTCTCTGGGGGGGTGCGTCTTCATCATATCATATAACCCAAACACTGCACCTATCTAATAAAATTTTGTACCTTTGGGATATACGTATAATTTAAAAATTAAGAACCATGGATGGATTAACAATGAAAGATGGGAGATTGATTAATGATCGCCCTGTAGGTATTTCTGGTATATCACAAGCTTCTATGTTACGCAAGGCTAACAAGCAAAGAAGTATAACTCAAGATATTGCATTGGGTATTGAACTTGCTGATGACAGAAAACAAATGAAACAAGCAATTGCAAAATTTTTAAAGTAAAATTTACTGTTTTGTTTTAAGGGGTGACTTTATAGTTGCCTCTTTTTTTGTTTTATTGTGACAGAATTATAAAGATTACTATATTATTGTGACAAATAAATGACAGTTTTGTGACGAATTTAAATACTTAACTATTTGATTATTAGAGTGGTGATAGTTTGTGACAGTTTTAAAGGGTTGTATAGGGAGTAGTATTTATAAAAGGAGGAAAATATATATATATATATAGGGGAAAAAGTTTGTCACCTTGTCACGAGTTTTGAAATGGAATAATTATTGTATCTTTGTATGTATAACATTTAAATCAAATCAAATGAATAATCCAATGGGAGGGTATTCACCTAAAGAACTTACAATAGGTGTAGACTCACAAAAGAAACTTCTTCAGGGTATCTCTATGATATCGAGTGCAGTTAAGAGCACGTTAGGACCTATGGGTCAAACAGTAATAATTGAATCACCTCATCACACGCATGGAATGACAGTCACCAAGGATGGTGTTACTGTTGCCAAGAGTTATGACATGGCAGACCCTGTAGGTAATCTTGCCGTAAAGATGATGAAAGAAGCGTCAGCTAGAACTGCTACCTCAGCAGGTGATGGGACTACCACTGCTATTGTGCTGACAGAGGCGTTAGTCAAACAGGGATTGCAAAAGATTACTGGTGATGTAAACAAGACAGAAGTTCTAAGACATCTAGCAAGTGAGACCGAAGGGTTGGTTAAGTCTTTAAAGAAAGAAAGTAAGAAGGTTACCAAGAAGAGGTTAGTTGATGTGGCAACTATATCAGCTAATAACGACAAGGTTATAGGAAAGATAATCTCTGACTGCTACAACGATGTTGGCAAGAACGGCATAGTCACTGTAGAGAACTCACCGACACCAGATACTTTTTATGAAACCACGAAGGGTATTAAGATAGATAAGGGATATTCGTCACCGATGTTTATCAACCACCAAAAGAAAGACGAGTGTATATTGGATGATGTGCATATACTAGTATGTGATGCAGAGATCAGTAACATACTTCAGATAGAGAATGTGTTGAAACCAATCATACAAGATAAGAAAAAATTATTAATTATATCACCATGTACTACGAATGTGATAGCCACTTTGGCTGCCAACGTTCAGAAGAGGGGGTTACACTTATGTACAGTACCACCACCAAACTTTGGATATCGTCAGCATGAGCTGATGCAGGACATTGCGTTGTCGGTAGGAGCTACATATTTTTCGGAGAAGACAGGTGACGATTTAAGCCTCATTGAATTTACAGACTTAGGGTTTGCTTCCAGGGTGATAGTTGGGAGAGACTCTTCTGTAATTTTAAGTGAGGCTGACCAAAACAAGGATGTGGACCAAAGGGTAGCTGAGTTATGGGATGCACATAAGGTAACCAAAGCAAAGCAGGACAAGGATTTTATTCTGCAGCGAATCGCCTCCTTAACAGGAGGGATAGGGGTTATCCATGTAGGAGGTAACACAGACCTTGAGCAGAAGGAGTTATATGACAGGGTAGACGATGCAGTGTGTGCAGTACGTTCAGCTTTAGAGGAGGGAATACTTCCAGGAGCAGGAATGGCACTAGCAAAAATATGTGCACCCTTTCACTTCAAGAGAAATGAAAAAAAGGAAACCAAGGAGCTTATGGTAGCAAGAGATATTATGTACAATGCTCTGCAAGCTCCATGGAGACAGATACTTATAAACGCAGGACTAGAACCTGACGATATTCTTAAAGACCACTACCTTAGTGGATTTGATTATGGGTATGATTTAAAGACTAAGGAATATGGTGACCTAATAGAGATGGGTGTCATTGACCCTACCAAGGTAACTAGATCAGCTCTTCAAAATGCAGTGTCTGTTGCAGTAACTATTTTATCAACCAATGCTATTATCACAATGGCTAGAACATACGAGACCGAATGAAGCCAATAGGAAAATATATCGTGATTGATGAAATCAAAGAAGAGATCAGTACAGAGTCAGGAATACTTTTAACTGCTGAAGACACAAAAGACTTGAGGTATAAGAAGGGTGTGGTTGTGATGCCTGGTACAGATGTGGGTGTGGTAAACACTGCTGATGAGATATACTATGACTCAAGGGCAGGCTACAAGATGGTAATCAACGGAACGCAGCACACAGTTATTTCTGAGTCTGATGTCGTTGTTGTCTTGTAAAAGCGTTCATTTCTGTTATAAAATTTCGATACACCTTATCGGTGTATGATACGTTTCTAAGAAACATAGGGTTGCCATCATTACTTGTAGGAATTTCCTTCCCATTGAGGTATTTGTATATTGATGTGGTGACCCTTTTTCCTTTTGTAGAAAGTTGATATAGAGCTTTCCTTTTCCCCATTCTTTTTCTAAACACCTCAATCCAACCTGCCTGTCTTAGATTTTCAAACCTGTTTTTATTCCAACTGATTAACTCATCGAACTCTTTGAATTTATCTTTTGAAAAGTATTGTTCTGATTTTAAAAACAGTAGGATGTCAAGGTCTGCTTGTGTTAGTTTATGTTTTGCTTTTATAAACTGACGCACTACCCTCCAATATTTTAAGTAGTCTGATTGCATAAAATTTAATTTAGTAACTTTGTTGTAAAGATACTAATTATGACTGACGAAGAAAAAACATCTAATTTCAGGAAAAAGACTGCTGATGCAATTTCTGATTTAAAATCACAAAATAAAAAGCTCACTTCTGAAGCAATCGCAAACAGAAAGGAAAAAAGAGCTGCAGCTAAAAAAAAAGAGGAAAGATGCTAGAAGAAAAAGAGTGTCAGACAAGTATACTAAAATAGCAGGTCTTCAGGGACTTCAAGGACTTCAAGGATTAACAACAACAAAAAATAAAACGACATGAGTAAATGTAAAGGAAAAACAGGAGCTACTTTAAAAGCTTGCAAGGAGCAAGAAAAGTTTATGAAACAATTAAAGAAAAAAGATAGTATTTTTAATGCTAAAAATAAAGCTGCTATGAAGACAAAAAATAAGTATTTAAAAAAATATTCTACGAATAATAAAAATACAGTACGAACTTCTCAGCCATTAGCTCCAACACAATTTTAAATTTTGGCAAAGAAGGGAAGAACAAAAGAAAACAAAATATGCCCTGCAGGCATTGCTTGGGCAAAGAGAACCTTTGACAAATATCCATCTGCGTATGCGAATATGGCTGCAAGTAAATATTGTAAAGACCCTAACTACGCTAAAGGAAAAAAATAAGTTTGAATAAAAACCATTACAATATTGTTATGATGATATTAAGTGTTATAGGTTTTATATTAATATTTACATTAGTTGCATCTGTAATAATAGATAGACAATTAGATGAAGATAGTAAAGAAATTATAAGACAAATAACAACAAGTTTAATTGCTATTGTAGCAATGATAATAGGAAATAATTATATAAAATAAATTAATTATGCCAACAGATAAAACAATAGTAACTACTGCTTCTGTTACAAAAGTAAAAAATGACAAAAAGAAAAGAAAGAGTCGTTCTACATTTGAATCAGAAAATAGAATTTCAAAAAAAGTTACTAACGGAGGAAATATAAAACGTAAATCGGCAACCTTACAAGATGATGGTAGTTTGGTAATTGCAGTTAATACTTCTAGAAAACCTGTTGGAAGAAAAAGAACTATTAATAAAAAAAATAGAGCTGCTAAAAAGTTAGAAAGAATGACTAATAGGTTTAATAAACAACAAGATAGATTTATAAATAAAATAAATTAATTATGCCAACAGTAAAATTTAGTTGTCCAGATACTGGAAAGTCAATGAAAAAAAGTTTTCCCTACAATGCAGTAGGAAAAGCTCAAGCACATACATTTGCAAAAACGATGGGTGGTTCTATGAAGAACAATCCCAACACTAAAATGACTGAAACAGGTTACTAATGGGTGATCCAATAAAAAAAAGAAGAAAGCAGCATTTAAAAAACCTTGAACGAAATAAGTCAGGTAGAAAGGCTACTGTAAAGATGGCAACGTATACAGGTGGAAAAAATAATGATAAACATTATGCTGCTCCTACTATAACTTTTAAAAAAAATGAAAAAGCAAAACCTCAAACATTTAAGCAAGCACTAGAAGCAGGGGAAGTTTATGAATTCAGAAGCAAAAGAAGAGCAGAAAGATTTGCTGCAGGTTCTTGGAAAAAAGGAAAAGCAAGAAGGGAAGCTATGAAGGCATATAGGAAAAGCAAAAGACTAAAAAGTAATGGGTGATCTAGCTAAATGGAGAAAAGAAAAGTGGGTACGTATAGGGCTTGATGGTTCTATTAAAGGAGCTTGTGGAACAAGCAAAAACAAAAAGAACCCAGATAGATGTCTTCCATTAGCTAAAGCCAAATCATTAAGTAAAAGACAACGAGCTAAAACGGCAAGAAAAAAGAAAGCCTCTGGTGGAAAGAAGCAGTTTGTTTCAAACACAAAGGCAGCACGAGTAACTAAAAAATATACTAAGTAATGGCAACAATACCAGATGGAACAAAATTTCATGGAGTAGCACCCTCTGTAGATACTCAGAACAAAGGCTCTGCACAGGCTAATGCAATGAGAGATGCTTATACTCTTGAAGAGTTAGGTGAATCTATAAATATTTTTATTCAAGATAATTCAGTTACACGTCTAGTTCCTGAGTTTATCACTGCGACACCTGGAGGAAGTTCTGTATTATCAACATCTAAAAATATTGTAGACATTAATTGGGTTGGTGGATCAGGAACTTATACTTTAACGTTGCCTTCAGCAACTGAGATACCTTATAGGTTTTTAAGGATAGTAAATGACTCCACTGTTACTGCAAATGATAAGGTTGATATAGCTGCACCTATTGGTGAAACTATTGATGGGGGTGCAACATATGAAATAAACAAATCATATAACGGAGTTGCAGTATGGTCTGATGGTAGTAATTGGATAGTAATTCAAGCAAAATCAACATAATGGCAGATAAAAGTAAAATGGCTTGTAACAAGCCAAGACGTTCAGATAGAGCAGGAAAAAAGAAAATGGTTAAAGCTTGTGCAGGTGGCAAAGAAAAACTTATTCATTTTGGTGCAAAAGGTTACGGACACAACTACAGTGCAGCAGCTAGAAAAAGTTTTAAAGCTAGACATAAGTGTGGAACTGCAAAAAGTAAATTAACTGCAAGATATTGGGCATGTAAAAACTTATGGTCAGGTAAAGGTGGAAGCACAAAATCTAGTCCAAAAAATAGACAAGGAAAATATTAGTATATTTGTATCATGGGAAAATTTAAACAACTAGTTAAGAAGCTAATGTCGGAAGGTAAGTCTGAAACGGCTGCTAAAAAAATAGCCTATACTGCTGGCGTAAACAAGTATGGTAAAAAAGGAATGGCTAGAAAAGCAGCAGCAGGTATGAAGAGAGCTAGAAGAAATAAGTAATTAATTAAATAAATAAATATATCATGAAACAAGGTTACAACGCTAGACTAGATGAATCTCTAGGAGCAAAAAACGGAAAAAAGTCTCAGTCATTAAAAGATCGTAGAGACGAAAGTAAAGCAATGTCTAAAAAAGACTATGGTCATGCATACGGAGGAGATCATTCTATGAAGTATGAAAAACATTACCCAAAAAGTGTAAAAGGACATTTAAGTAAATTAATAAGAAAATAAGTATGTTGAACGAAAAATCTAAAGGATTAGGAGATACCATTGAAAAAATTACCACTGCTACTGGTATTAAAAAAGTAGTAGACAAAGTTGCTAAAGCAACAGGTAAACCATGTGGATGTTCTGAAAGAAGAGATTCGTTAAACAGAAAGTTTCCATATAGTAAATAGTTAAACTTTAAAAATAAAAATAAAAATGATACCAAACGGAACAAAATTTCATGGAGTTGCATCCTTTGTACCAACAGAGAATTTAGGATCAGCTTCAGCAAACGCAATGAGAGATGCTTATACATTTCCTGAAGATTTCAGTGAACTTGTAACAATATCTTATAACGGAAAAATTATTAACCTCGGAGCAGGTAATAACAATCCATTTAACGGAGACACAGTAGAGTGGGGAGGAATCCAATCACCAACTAGTCAAGCTTCTGCAATTATATTTCCATATGCAGTAAAAATTCAGTCTGTATATTTTAAAGCTGCTGCACCAATAACTGGAGCAAGTGCAGATTTTAATTATGTATTTAATCTTTACACTAGTTCAGATTTAGCAGCAGACCCTAACACACCAGGAACATGGACTCAATTAGGAGCTTTAGTTACTGAGTTAACTAATTCAGATAACAATACTGCACCAGGATTTGTGGAAGATTTAACTTCTCAAAACCTTACTATTCCTGCAGGAAGTATGTTTGCTATGGGGGGAATTGAATTAGCAGGAAGCATTACAGAAACTACTCTTGAAGCAGTAGTAGGAATTGTTGTTACTAAAATTTAATATTTAAAATATGTCATACCAGAAATTACAAACAAGCAGGGCAGTTGCAGTGATTCCATCTAATACTGATGATATACCTAGCATTTCTTCACAAAATGGAAGAGGAAATAATGGATGTGTTTTATATGTAGGGACTGGAGGAAACCTTAGAGTATTAACTGCAGGTGGAGATGACGTAACTTTTGCAGGATTTCCTAATGGAGGTTTTTTACCAGTAAATGTTGTAAGAGTTTATTTAACAGGAACTTCTGCTTCTGACATATTAGCACTTTGGTAGTATGTATATATCCATTGCAGTAGGTATAGGATCTTCAACATCCTCAGCAATTGGTGCAGGGGGAGGTGGTTCTCTGCCTCTAACTGACGCTACATTTAATCAAGCTATTACAGATATATTAGCTCAAGACCCCAATGGGGATTACGACCTAGCACCCTATGGCAAAATTCAAGATTGGAACGTTAGCCAAGTAACAGATATGTCGAGTGCATTTCAATTTAAAAGTACTTTTAATGGAGATATAAGTTCTTGGAATACGTCTAGTGTGACTAATATGTTTGCTCTTTTTGATGGAGCTAGTTCTTTTAATGGAAACATAAGTAGTTGGAATACAAGTAATGTAGCTACTATGCAGGCTATGTTTTTTAACGCATCATCTTTTAACCAACCCCTTAATAATTGGGATGTGAGTAGTGTGACTACTATGAAAGAGATGTTTTTGAATACTACCTCTTTTAACCAAGATATAAGTTCATGGAACACTGGTAATGTTAGCAATATGCAACAAATGTTTCAAAATTCTGCTTTTAATCAACCTTTAAATAATTGGGATGTTAGTAATGTAATTGCTATGGGTTTTATGTTTAGAAGTAATTCTGTTTTTAACCAACCTCTTAGCAATTGGGATGTGAGCAATGTAATTGATATGTCTTATATGTTTCAGAACGCAACTTCATTTAATAAATCTTTAAACAGTTGGGATGTAGATAATGTTACAAATATGTTTAGCATGTTTGAAGATGCTATATCATTTAACGGAAACATTACTTCTTGGGACACTGCCAACGTGAACAACATGAAAGAAATGTGGAAAGATGCAACAAGTTTTAACCAAGATTTAAGTGGATGGGATGTAAGTCTAGTTACTAATTATACTGACTTTGATACTAATACACCAAGTTGGATATTATCCAAACCACCTTTTGTAAATGCTAGTCAATTAACTGATGCAACATTTCAAACTGCAATTAATGATATACTAGCTCAAGACCCTAATGGAGACTATAATCTTTCTCCTTACGGAAAGATACAAGATTGGGATGTGAGCCTAGTAACTAATATGACTAATGCTTTTTTTAACAAAAGCTCGTTTAATGGCGATATTAGTGCTTGGGATGTGTCAAGTGTAACTTTAATGGGTAGTATGTTTAGAGGTGCAACTGTTTTTAATCAAAACTTAAATTCTTGGGATGTCAGCAGTGTAACTAATATGTTTTCTATGTTTAGGGATGCTTCTGTTTTTAATGGCAATATTACAAGTTGGAATACAAGTAGTGTTACTGTTATGGGCGATATGTTTTATTCTGCAAATGCTTTTAATCAAGATATAGGTTCTTGGGATACTGGTAGTGTAACTAGTATGACTAATATGTTTAGGAATAATTCTATTTTTAATCAAGATATAGGTTCTTGGGATACTAGTAGTGTGACTAACATGAGTAGTATGTTTTATTCTGCAAATGCTTTTAATCAAGATATAAGCTCTTGGGATACAAGTAATGTATTTACCATGCAATATATGTTTTTAGGTGCAGGTATATTCAACCAACCTCTTGACTCATGGGATGTGAGTAGTGTTTTTAACTTTGAAGCAATGTTTCAAAATGCTTATGATTTTAACCAAGATTTAAATTCATGGGATACAAGTAGTGCTACTGGTATGACTAAAATTTTTTATCGAGCATTTGATTTTAACGGAAACATTAGTTCTTGGGATGTTAGTAATATTACTGATATGTCTCAGATGTTTCGTCAAGCATTTGCGTTTAATCAAGATATAAGTTCTTGGGATGTGAGTAATGTAACTATAATGTCTCAAATGTTTTATGATGCTCGTGATTTTGACCAAGATTTAAATTCATGGGTTGTTAGTGGTGTTACTAATATGAGTCAAATGTTTTCTGGAGCAAATGATTTTAACGGAGACATAAGTGGATGGGATGTAAGTAGTGTGACTCTTATGTCTTATATGTTTCAGTTTACTATTTTCAATCAAGATATAGGGTCTTGGGATACGAGTAGTGTTACCACTATGACTAATATGTTTAATTTTGCAAATTCTTTCAATCAAGATATAGGGTCTTGGGATACGAGTAGTGTAACTAAGATGGATAGTATGTTTACTGGTACTCCTTTTAACCAAGATATAAGTGGATGGGATACGAGTAGTGTTAACACTATGTTCAATATGTTTGAGAATGCAGATTCATTTAATCAACCTATTGGTAGTTGGGATGTGAGTAGTGTTACTAGGATGAATGATATGTTTAATAAGTGTCGTGATTTTAATCAACCTTTAAATAATTGGGATGTTAGTAGTGTAACTAGTATGGGTAGAATGTTTGGGCAAACAGATTCTTTTAATCAAAACTTAAATTCTTGGGATACAAGTAGTGTTGATAATATGACTCAAATGTTTTTTGAGTCTAATTTTAATGGAGATATTTCAAATTGGGATGTGAGTAGTGTTACTAATATGGGTAGAATGTTTTCTGATTCTACTGCTTTTAACGGAGACATAAGTGGATGGGATACTGGTAGTGTTACTGATTTTAATAATATGTTTAGAAATTCTTCTTTTAACCAAGATATAAGCTCTTGGGATGTGACTAGTGCAAATACTACGTTAAGTATGTTTTTTAATGCTACTGCTTTTAACCAAGATTTAAGTTCTTGGGATACGAGTAGTATAACTAATATGGGCTTTATGTTTCAAGATGCAACATCTTATAACCAAGATTTAAGTGGATGGAGTGTGAGTAATGTGACTTACTGTACAAGCTTTGCTGATGGCACTACTTCATGGACACAACCAAAACCTAATTTTGCTGCCTGTACTCCATAGATAGGTTAATTATTTTTTACTTAACTTTGTTTGTATGAAATCAAGTATTAAAACTTACTATGTTCAAACTAATTCTTGGTTGATTGACGTTCAAATGAATTATCAATACAAACATGTTTAGTAAAATGAACTTATCGGATATAAAACTGACTATACTTAATGGTCTTGCTTTAGTTGTTTCATTTAGTAAAATAGAAGCAATACTAAAAATAATATTATTAATAATCTCTATTGTGTATACGGCACAAAGAATTTATGCTAACTATAAGGAAAATAAATGAAACACTTTAGCTACAAAGAATTTGATTCACCTGACATGCCAGGAAGTGGTAATTTAATGGATGAGAATTTTCTACAGATGCTTGATGAGGTTCGTGATAAATTTGGAAAGCCTATTGTTATAAATAGTGGGTATAGATCGCAAGAGCATAACGCAGCAGTTGGTGGTAAACCTAAGACTGAAACTTCAAAAGGTTCAAGTCATATGTATGGGTTAGCAGCAGATATAAAATGTGATAATAGTGTTGATAGATTTCATTTAATATTTTTACTACAAGAAACAGGTTTTCAAAGAATAGGAGTTGCTAAAACTTTTATTCATGTAGATTTAGATTTAGAGAAGTCTCAGCAAGTAATGTGGATGTATTAGTATGAAAAAAATATTAGATTGGTTTGGAGGTACTGTAGTCAAGGACATAATGGGTGGTCTTGATAAACTATTTACTTCTAAAGAAGAAAAAATATTAGCAGAGAATGCTATCAAACAAATTCTTATTGAAAAAGAATTGGAGCTGCAAAGAATGCAGACAGAAATAATAGTAGCCGAAGCGAAAGGGAATTGGATTCAAAGAAGTTGGAGACCAATTTTAATGTTAGCTTTTGGGTTTATAGTTATCTATGTAAAGTTTCTTGCTCCTTTGTTTGATTTAACAATACCTGAGCTTGAAAACGAGTTTTGGAATTTGCTACAAATAGGAATAGGTGGATATGTTATCGGAAGAACAGGAGAAAAAATGATGAAGTCATATTCAGATACAAAAAAATAATATTATGCCAAAAATTAGTTCATATAATACAGTTGCACCTCAAGGTGATGATAAGATAGTTATCACTCAAACAAATGGTACACCAACAGATGTAACCAAGAACATTACTGTCGATGGTTTAAAAACTTACATAGGACAAGCTGATGATATTCCTACACCCTATATGTATGTTTTAAAAAGACCATATGTTGATGCAACTACAAAAAATAACAAAGCTTTTGTTGCTATGCAAAAACCAACTGAAACAGATTGGTTAACTAAAAATCCTAGGCTTTTTATGTTTAGATATAGAAAGCAAAAAAATAAAAGAATAGATTTAGGTCCTAATTATTCGTATATAATGAAAAGGGCAAATTTTATTCATCCTTCTCATAACAATGGAGAATATCAGAGAGCTAATTTTCCAGGTAGTAATTGGGCATCAACTATCCAAACTACCAATGGTGGTGCATTATTATTTCCTATTCCAACAGAATGGGATATAAATAGTGAATTAAAGATTGCTAAGACAGGGTCATTGATAACTGACTTTGCTTCGCTAAGACCTACTACATATATTGAAGTTCCTTTTAATCCTTTAGGATTTTTGTTTGATATCCTGAATCCAACAGAAGTGACATCACTTCCTGCGACAACAACCAATCAAAACTGGGGAACACGATTTTCAGTTACAAGACCTGCTGCTAATGAAAATACAGAGAATAATCCAAATGATTATCATACCTCACAAATTATAATGAAATTTGCTATAGGTATACCAAACCCTACATGGACAAATACAAACCATGAGTTACCTTATATTTTTGGAAATTTATCAAATGCCGTAACATTAAAATATCAATATGATGGCAGTAATAATCAAGTTGTAAATAATTACACAATAGCTCAAGGGTCAACAGGTAATGCTCAAAGGTCTAGTCCTTAAAATATGCGAGGAGCTCAATTAGTATGACATCCTTGAGATGTTTACAACTAGGGTCACATCCTTGAGATGTTTCCAATTAGAGTCTCCTCTTCGCTTAGAATACCTCTGTTAATTCAGGGGTATTTTTTTTTCATTATATTTGTTATAAATTAAATCTAATTAAATGAATGATATTCGTAAGATAGCAGTTGGTCCTGATTACAAAGGAGGAGCTATGCACTATGTTGTTGGGCAAGAAATATTAAAAGGTACTTACAAAATACATCACATAAGATATGATGAAAATGTAGATGCTTTTAAAGTATGGATTGAATCTACATATAATAAAGAAATTGTTTTGTGGAAGCAGTTTATTAATATGCCTGTGTCTGTCGAATATAATATTAACTTCTAATGAAATCACCTTACTTATTTATCACTACTCCTTTAGACAATAAAAGATATAACAATACAAAAAATATAGGTGGAGTAGACTTTATAACAAGCACCTCAGAGGAAAATCATAAAGCATCTAATCGTATTGCTGAGGTGGTAGCCACACCTATTGTTTATGATGGTCCTATCAAGCCAGGAGATAAACTTTTAGTTCATCACAATGTTTTTAAGTTTTACAATGACATGCAGGGTAGAAGAAAAAGTGGCAGGAGTTATTTTATGAATGATTTGTTTTTTGTTGAGCCTGATCAGTTTTATATGTATCATGATGGTAAAGAGTGGAATACTAATGGAAGGTATTGCTTTACAAAACCTGTTCCTACTGAAGATTATTATCTATATAAAAACACTAATGAAGAGCCATTGGTGGGTGAAATAAAATATAGCAATGAGTATTTACGTTCACAAAATGTAAATCCAGGAGACAAAATATGTTTTAAACCAGAAAGCGAGTATGAGTTTGAAGTGGATGGTGAAAAACTTTATCGAATGTTTGATCATCAAATAACAATTAAATTATGAAAGATAAGCCTAAAAGAAAAAAACGACCAAGAATTAAATATAATCCAAATGGCACTAGACCCACAAACTTTAAAGAAGAATATTATTCAGGCAGGAATGAGAGCCGTAGAGCAACTAATTAAAGTTGCTAAAGAAGATATAATTAAACCAGACCCTGAAGACGAGCTAGCTGCTGATAGATTAAAGAATGCTGCAGCTACAAAGAAGTTAGCTATATTTGATGCTTTTGATATACTGACTAGAATAGAGAATGAAAAAAATTTAATGGAAATCGAAGCACGAGGTCCAAGTAAACTAGACACTAAACAAGGATTTGCAGAACGAAGGTCTTCATAGTTTATACAGAGTTATAGATAACTACATACCTAAAGGTATTCTTAAAAAAAAGAATAGAAATAGGTCATGGAAATATGGCTATGATGAAAAGTATGATGTTGTTGTAATTTCTAAAACAGGTGAGGTAGGTGAGATATATGAAATTAACGGACTTAGAATTGGATTACCTAAAGCTCCAGAGTCTCTTCAAAGAGACAACAATAAGTGGGAAAGAAAAGAGCCTCCAAAGGCAATCTTAAAAATACAATCTATATTTCAATGGAATGAGCACCCTAATACTTTTAAAGCTCAATGGGTAGACTACATTGAAAATGAATTTGATAAAAGAGAGCAAGGCTATTGGTTTGTAAACAATAACAAAAGTACATATATAACTGGGTCACATTACATGTATCTTCAATGGACAAAGATTGATGTTGGTTATCCAGATTTTAGGGAAGCTAATAGAATTTTTTATATTTTTTGGGAAGCTTGTAAAGCAGACCCTCGTTGCTTTGGCATGATATATTTAAAAATCAGACGTTCAGGTTTTTCTTATATGGCATCTGAAGAGTGTGCAAATGTTGGAACAATATCTAAAAACTCTCGTATTGGAATATTATCTAAGTCTGGTTCTGATGCAAAAAAAATGTTTACAGACAAGGTTGTTCCAATTGTAAGAAACTATCCGTTCTTTTTTAAACCTGTCCAGGATGGTATGGATAAACCAAAAACTGAATTAGCTTTTAGAATACCTGCGTCAAAGATTACAAAAAAGAATATGTACAATGTTGATGATGAAGAGATGGAAGGTCTTGACACAACTATTGACTGGAAGAACACAGATGACAACTCTTATGATGGTGAAAAACTTTTACTATTAGCTCATGATGAAAGTGGTAAATGGCTAAAGCCTAATAATATATTAAATAATTATCGTGTTACCAAAACTTGTTTAAGGTTGGGTAGAAGAATAATTGGTAAATGTATGATGGGTTCAACTTCTAACTCCCTTAGTAAAGGAGGGGAAGAGTTTAAAAAACTGTATTATGACTCTAATCCACATGAAAGAAGTAATAATGGTCAAACCAAAAGTGGGTTATATTCACTTTTCATCCCTATGGAGTGGAACTTTGAAGGTTATATAGATGAGTATGGTATGCCTATGAATGATGTAATAGAGTATTGGAACAATGAAGTTGAAAGTTTAAAGAATGATCCTGACGCATTAAATGAGTTTTACAGACAATTTCCTCGAACTGAATCTCATGCGTTCAGGGATGAAAGCAAACAGTCATTGTTTAATCTTACACGTATATATCAGCAGATAGACTACAATGATTCACTTATACAAGAACACCACACAACACGTGGTTCTTTTTCCTGGAAGAATGGAATTAAAGATACTGAAGTAATATGGACTCCTAACACTAGAGGAAGATTTTTAGTAGGATGGCTTCCTAAAAAGAATATGCAAAATAGGTACAAGAAAAATAACAAGGGAGATTTTTTTCCTTTAAATGAGCATCTTGGTGCTTTTGGGTGTGATAGCTATGACATATCAGGAACTGTTGGAGGAGGTGCATCTAATGGGGCATTGCATGGAATTACAAAGTTTAATATGGATGATGCTCCTAGTAATCAGTTTTTTTTAGAGTATGTAGCAAGACCTCAAACTGCCGAAATATTTTTTGAGGAAGTATTGATGGCGTGTGTTTTTTATGGAATGCCTATATTAGTAGAGAATAATAAACCTAGGTTATTATATCATTTTAAAAATAGAGGGTATAGAAGCTTTAGTATAAATCGACCAGATAAACTTAAACACAAACTCTCTAAGACAGAAAAAGAACTTGGGGGTATACCTAACTCAAGTGAAGCAGTAAAACAAGCTCACGCAGCAGCTATTGAGTCTTATATTGAAACATATGTAGGACTAGTTAAAGAAGATGAAATGGGTTACATGCCTTTTAGTAGAACATTAGAAGATTGGGCAAAGTTTGATATTAGCAATAGAACTAAGTTTGATGCATCTATTAGTTCAGGTTTAGCAGTAATGGCTTGTCAAAGACACCTTTATCAACCTGTAAAAAAACAATCAAATATTATTGTTAACTTTGCTAGATATAACAATAAAGGAAATCGTAGTGAAATAATTAGATAAATGAAAGACGTAAAAATAAATGTTTCCTCTGTTGGGTTTCCAAGTCAGTTTGTTTCTGATAGTGAAAAAGCATCAGATGAATTTGGCTTACAAATAGGTCAAGCCATTCAATACGAATGGTTTAAGAAAGATGGCAACCAATGTAGATACTATAATCAGTGGAGAGATTTCTACAGGTTACGTCTTTATGCTAGAGGTGAACAGTCGGTTGCTAAATATAAAAATGAACTTGCAGTTGATGGTGATTTAAGTTACTTGAATCTAGATTGGACACCTGTACCTATTATACCTAAATTTGTAGATGTTGTTGTTAACGGAATGAACGACAGGTTGTTTGATGTAAAAGCATATGCCGAAGACGCTATGTCTCAAGCTCAAAGAAGCAAGTATCAAGATATGATACAAGGTCAAGCAGCAGCCAAAGATATACTTCAAATTGTACAAAAAGAAACAGGAGCTGACCCTTTTATTATGAATCCTGATGACCTTCCTCAAACTGATGAAGAGTTAAATTTATACATGCAACTTAAATATAAGCCTGCAATAGAGATTGCAGAAGAGGAAGCAATTAATACAATTTTAGCTGAAAACCACTATAACGATGTTCGTAAAAGAGTTGATTATGATTTAACTGTTTTAGGTATTGGTTGTACAAAACACGAATTTTTACCAGGAGCAGGAGTTGAAATTAAATATGTAGACCCTGCAAATATTGTTTACAGTTATACAGAAGACCCACACTTTAAAGATTGTTTTTATTGGGGAGAAATTAAAACTCTCCCAATTACTGAGTTGATGAAAATTGACCAGTCTTTAACTAGAGAAGATTTAGAAGAAATTTCTAAATACTCTCAGAGTTGGTATGACTATTATAATGTGGCTCAATTCTATGAGAATGATATTTTTTATAGAGACACTGTTACATTAATGTATTTTAATTATAAAACCACTAAAAAAGTAGTTTATAAAAAGAAAATACTAGAAAATGGAGGAGCAAAGGTTATAGAGAAAGATGACCAATTTAATCCACCTGTAGAAATGATGGAAGAAGGAAGATTTGAAAAGATGGAAAAAACCATTGATGTGTGGTATGAAGGAGTAATGGTTATGGGTACAAATATTCTTTTAAAGTGGGAACTTGCAGAAAATATGGTAAGACCTAAATCAGCTCAACAACATGCATTACCAAACTATGTAGCAGTTGCACCAAGAATGTACAAAGGTGTTATTGAGTCTTTAACTAGACGTATGATTCCTTTTGCAGATTTAATACAAATAACACATTTAAAACTACAACAAGTAATTTCAAGAGTTGTTCCTGATGGGGTTTATATTGATGCTGATGGATTGAATGAAGTAGACCTAGGTACAGGAAATGCTTATAATCCAGAAGATGCTTTGAGATTATATTTTCAAACAGGTTCTGTTATTGGTAGAAGCTATACACAAGATGGAGATTACAACCAAGGTAAAGTACCAATAAAAGAATTACAATCTAGTTCAGGTTCTAGTAAAACACAAATGCTTATTGCTAATTATAATCATTATTTAGGAATGATTAGACAAGTCACAGGATTAAACGAAGCTAGAGATGCTTCATCTCCTGATCCTAATTCTTTAGTTGGTTTGCAAAAACTTGCAGCTTTAAATTCCAATGTTGCAACTAGACATATACTTGAAGGTTCGTTGTATATATATAGAACTTTAGCAGAAGCTATAACTTATAGGGTAGCAGATATATTACAGTATGCAGACTTTAAAGATGATTTTGCTAATGCTATAGGTAAATATAATGTGAGTATACTTAATGATATTAAAGACTTGTATATTTATGACTTTGGTATTTTTATTGAAGTAGCTCCAGATGAAGAACAAAGAGCTCAATTAGAAGCTAACATACAAATGGCTTTATCTAAGGGTGACATTAATTTAGAAGATGCTATTGATATTCGAGAAATAAAAAATATCAAACTTGCTAATCAATTACTTAAAGTAAAACGTAAAGCATTACAAGAGCAGCAACAACAACAAGTTATGCAAGCTCAAGCTATGCAGGCTCAACAAGCTTTAAAGTCTCAAGAAATAAAGTCTCAAATGGAAATGCAAAAGCAACAAGCTGAGATGCAAGGTAAGATGCAATTAAAACAAGCTGAGATAGCTTTTGAGATTGAAAAGCAAAATAATGAGGCTATGCTTAAAAGTAAATTAATGCAAGAAGAGTTTAATTATAATATACAACTAAGAAATATATCGGAACAATCATTAGCTCAAAGAGAGGTACAAAGAGAAGGAGCAAAAGCTAATAGAATTAGTCAAGCTAATACTGAACAATCAAAACTAATACAACAAAGAAAAAATAATTTACCACCAGTAAATTTTGAATCAAATGAGGATAGTCTAGATGGATTTGACTTGGCTGAATTCAATCCTAGATAATGTCTAAAATTGGTATTATTTTTTTCTTATATTTGTAATAATTAAATTTAATCATATGGAATTCAAAGTAAAAGAAGTAACAGTAGGGGAAGAAAAATCCACACAACAGGTAGAACAAGAGCTTTTAGACAAGCATGAAGAAGGTCTTCAAGAAGACCAACCTAAAGCTGAAGAGCCAAAAGCTGAAGAACCTGCTGAATTAAACGAGAAAGACGTTCTTTCATATATTGGTAAAAGATATAATAAAGAAATTAATTCATTTGATGAATTAATGAGTGAGAGAGAAACTCAGGAAGAATTACCTGAAGATGTCGCTGCTTACTTTAAATATAAAAAAGATACAGGGAGAGGAATCAAAGACTATGTAGAATTACAAAAAGATTTTGATGATACCAATCCTGATTCTTTACTTAGAGATTATTTACGTGTTACGGAAGATGGTCTTGATGAAGAGGATATAGAAACCTTAATGGATGACTATTCTTTTGATGAAGACTTAGATGATGAGGGTGACATAAAGAAAATTAAGTTAAAGAAGAAAAAAGCTATTGCTAAGGCAAAAGATTACTTTAAAGAAATGCAAGAGAAGTATAAGCAACCACTTGAGTCAAGGGGAATGCAGACTTCAAATGTCTCTGATGAAGAAATGGAAGGCTATAAGCAATACATTGCAGATGCGAAGTCTCATGAAGAAGAGACTACTAGAAAGAAAGAGTTTTACGACTCAAAGACGTTAGAAGTATTTACACCTGAATTCAAAGGTTTTGAGTTTAATATAGGTGAAGAAACAATAACATTTTCTCCAGGTAGTTTAGAAGATTTAAAAAAAAATGCATTAAATCCAGGTGGTTGGGCAACCAAGTATTTAGATGATAGTGGTCTTTTAAAAGATTCTAAAGGTTTTCATAGGAGTGTAGCAATTGCACAGAATCCTGAAAAGTTTGCTAAGTTTTTTTACGAACAAGGTAAAGCTAATGCCACAGAAGACGTAATGCGTAAGACAAAAAATATAAATATGTCAGAACGCAGAACACCTGAAGTGACAAGCAAGGGAGGAACACAATTTAAGTCTTTAAGCACAGATAGTGGTAGAGGACTTAAAATTAAGAGTATAAAAAGAAAATAATTAATTTAAAAAAATAAAAATTATGGCAGGATCAGTCCAAGCTACGCCAGGTTTTGATTTGCAACCAAGTTCGCATCAAACACCTTTAGCGTCAAATTATATTACTGACTTCAACTTTTTGAATCAGTATTTACCAGATACTTACGAAAAAGAATTCGAAAGATATGGTAACAGAACAATCTCCTCATTCATTAGAATGGTAGGAGCAGAAATGCCTTCTAACTCAGACCTTATTAAATGGGCAGAGCAAGGAAGATTACACACCAAGTACGTTGATTGTGGTACTGCAGCAGTAGTAGCAGGTGGAGAAGCAGTTTTCCAAGTAAATGACGTTCTTAACCCTGCAGGTTCAACTGTACAACCAGGTTCTGGTGCAACAGTTCAAATTGCAATTAGAGTTGGTCAAACAGTTGTTGTTGTAAACAATGATGGATCAGGTGAGTTCAAAGCTATTGTTATAGCAGTTGACCTTGCAAACAACCAATTCACTGTTGCATTCTACGATGCAGGTGGTTATACAGGTGGTTCAGGATTAGGAAATGCTGATGCAAGTGTTTTCATCTATGGTTCTGAATTTAAGAAAGGAACAAACGGAATGCAAGGTTCATTAGAATCTGACGATTTCATTTTCGAAAACTCTCCAATTATCATCAAAGATAAGTATGCAGTATCAGGTTCTGATATGGCTCAAATCGGATGGATTGAGGTTACTACTGAAAACGGAGCTTCAGGTTACTTATGGTACTTAAAGTCTGAACACGAAACTCGTTTACGTTATGATGACTATTTAGAAACTGCAATGATTGAAGCAGTTCCTGCTGAAGCAGGTTCTGGTGTTGCTACACAAGTTACTTCTGACCAAGTTGGAAACAAAGGTTCTGAAGGTGTATTCTATGTAGTGCAACAAAGAGGAAATGTATGGGCAGGTGGAAATCCTAATGCTTTAGCAGATTTTGATGCAATCATTTCACGTTTAGATAAGCAAGGTTCTATTGAAGAGAATGTAATTTTCTTGAACAGAGACTTTGGATTTGACATCGATGATATGTTAGCAGCTCAAAACTCTTATGGAGCAGGTGGAACTTCTTATGGTCTTTTTGACAATGATGAGGAGATGGCACTTAACTTAGGATTTACAGGATTCCGTAGAGGTTATGACTTTTACAAGTCTGACTGGAAATACTTAAACGACCCAACAATGCGTGGTGGAGTTGATGGTACAGGAAGCATCAATGGATTGTTAGTGCCTGCAGGTTCTACAACTGTTTATGATCAAATTCTTGGAAAGAACGCTAAGAGACCATTCTTACATGTTCGATACAGAGCTTCTGAAACTGAAGACAGACGTTACAAAACTTGGATTACTGGTTCTGCTGGTGGTGCAAGAACATCTGACTTAGATGCGATGGAAGTAAACTTCTTGAGTGAAAGAGCAGTTTGTACTTTAGGTGCAAATAACTTCTTCATCTTCCAAGATTAAGAATACCAACAAGTGAAAGGGGGTCTCTTTAAAGAGACTCCTTTTTTATAAATTAAATTAAATTATATCAAATGAAAACTACAGTACAAAGAGTAGACAAAGTCTACAAATTAACAAGAAATGCAGCACCTTTATCTTTCATGCTTGCAACTAGACACACTAGAAGATTCCCATTACTTTGGGTTGACCCTGAAACAGGAATAAACAGAGAATTACGTTATGCTAGAAATCAATCATCTCCATTTGTAGATGAACAAGATGATAATGCAATTATAGAGCCTGTTATTTTTGAAGATGGATTTTTAAGAGTTACTAAAAATAATCAAGTTTTACAAAGATTCTTAGATGTTCACCCACACAATGGTGTTAAGTTTAAAGAATTAGATAATGCAAAAGATGCTCAACAAGTTGTAGAAAACATTAACATAGAGCTTGACGCAATGATAGAAGCTCGTTCTTTATCTATATCACAATTAGAAACTTTAACAAGAGTGTTGTTTCAAAAAGACCCATCTAGAATTAGTACGGATGAAATGAAGAGAGACATCTTGGTTTATGCTAAAAGAGAACCTGAAGATTTTATGTCGGTTATAAACGACCCTGTATTAAAGTTACAAGCAACTGTACATAAGTTGTTTGAACAAGGTCTTATTAAATATAGAAATAAAAATAAAGAAGTGTGGTTTTCTACCAAAACTAACAAAACACGACTATGTGTAATACCTTTTGGAGAAGACCCAATTTATATAGTGTCATCATATTTCCAATCTGACGATGGAATTGAGGCATTAAAAGTATTAGAGAACTTAATGGAGTAATTAGTTAATAATAATTTTTTTTGTGATTTATTAAGTAGGGGGGTCTTTTTTAAGACCTCTTTTTTTTTTGATTATCTTTGTGTAAATAATAGTTAGGATGATAAACGATATTAGAAATACAGTTTTAGCCGTATTGAACAAAAATAATTACGGCTACATCTCTCCACAAGATTTTAATCTATATGCACAACAAGCTCAAATGGATTTATTTGAGGATTATTTTTATGCATATAACTATCAGGTTAATAAAGAAAACCAAAGAACTTCTGGAACAGGATATGCTGATATAAAAAAAGGTTATGTAGAAGTTATAGATTTCTTTTCTGTAACTACGCCATTAACACCAATAGCACCAAATTATACACAGTATAATTTACCTTCATTAGCTACGACAGGTTCAGATTATTACTTAATTAACAAGATAATTATTAATAATACTTTAGTAGCTTCTGGAACTACAACAGGAAATGTTGGTGGGCAAAATAAAATAATAGATTCAAATGCAAACTTTACATCATCAGGTGTTCAGGTTGGAGATATTGTTTTTGTAGTCATAGCTTCAGTTCCTACTTATGTTACTGTAACGAGTGTTGATAGTAGTATACAACTAACTATTGAACCTAATGTTATAAATACGTTTCCATTAGCTTATCAAATATACAAAGGAAGCACCATCAAGGAAGTTGAAAGGGTGGAGCAAAGTAAAATTACTTTATTAAATATGTCTCCTTTAACTGCACCATCTTTGATGTTTCCTGCTTACACAACCGAAGGAAATGTTGCTACATTATATCCAACACCTGTATTAGGAACAGTTGTGACGAGTCAATATATACGATATCCTAAAGTTCCTAAGTGGACTTATGTGGATTTAGGTAATGATAATGAACCAGTCTTTGACCAATCACAACCTGATTATCAAGACTTTGAATTGTTTCCAGATGATGCTACGGATTTAACAATGAAAATTTTACAGTATGCAGGAGTATCAATACGTGAAGCATCAGTTGTACAATACGCAGGAGCAAAAGAAGCTTCTGAAATTAATAGCGAAAAATAATTATGTCATACATTAGTCAATACCAATATTACGAGAATGGGGGAAATGCTCCAGAAGATGCTAATTGGGGATCATACCAATATGTATCATTGCAAGATATAGTTGTAAACTATCAATTAATGTATTCAGGTAATCATTCTTTGATAAATAATGAAGAAAGATACAAGATACTTTTTCATGCAAAGAGAGCTATTCAAGAATTGAACTATGATGCATTTAAAGAAATAAAGGTTTTACAACTTACTGTTTCAGAAGAACTTAGATTTATATTACCTTCAGATTATGTAAATTGGGTTAGAATATCTTACTATAAAGATGGTGTTATTAGACCAATGGTAGAAAACATTCAAGTAAATTCAGCTAGAGCTTATTTACAAGCCAATGATGCTAGAATACTTTTTGACCAAGATGGAAATGCTATACAACCTCAATACTCACCTTTGGATTTTGCTAGAATTACAGGTCAACAACCAAGTATTTATTTAAATAGTTTAAGTCCATATAATGGATTTTTAGGATATGAATATGAAGGATGTTGGTACTTTGACTTTGCAGTTGGTGCTAGGTTTGGTCTTAACACAGAAACTGCAAATGCTAATCCTACTTTTAGAATTGATAAAAAATCAGGAGTAATTAACTTTGATTCTACAATGGCTAATGAAAGTTGTATTTTAGAATATGTTTCTGATGGTATGGAAGGTGGTGATGATACTCAGATAACTGTAAATAAATTATTTGAAGAATATGTTTATGCATATATTAGCTATCAAATATTAGGTAGTAAATTAGGAGTTCAGGAGTACATAGTTAATAGAGCAAGAAAATCTAAATCAGCACTTCTAAGGAACGCAAAAATAAGATTAAGCAATATACACCCAGGAAGATTATTAATGAATCTGAGAGGTAGAGACAAGTGGATAAAATAATATGGCTAAACTTTCAAGAAACTTTGTAGCAGGTAAAATGAATAAGTCCGTTGACGAAAGACTCGTTCCAAACGGACAATATATTGACGCAGTAAATGTTAGGTTAGGATCATCTGAATCAACCGAGATTGGAGCAGTAGAAAATTCTAAAGGAAATACTAAGCTTACGAACTTATCATACGAAGGAGTTCTTTTAAGTAACCAAGCAAAGTGTATTGGTGCTGTAGACGATGGTGCTAATGATACTTTGTATTGGTTTGTAACTGACCCTGCGTTTGGTTCTACAAGTCCTTCAGGAAAGTTAGACTTAATTGTCTCGTTTAATGTAGTAACAAGCATTTTATCCTATTTAGTAATAAGTGTTTCGGATGGAGGTACATCATCACAAACAGTATTAAACTTTGATGATAAACATTTAATAACTGGAATTAATGTTATTGATGGATTATTATTTTGGACTGATGATTACAATCCTCCAAGGTTTATTAATATACTAAGAAGTTACCCAGACCCTTTAGGAAGTCCTTTGGTTGATGGTGGAGGTAATGCAAGCCTTTTAAGAGAGTCTTTGTTAGTTATCAAAAAACCACCTGCTAAAGCTCCAGAAATAGAGTTAACAGTTACTAGTGGTGGACAAGAAAATTTTTTAGAAGAAAGGTTTATATCTTTTGCTTACAGATATGAATACCAAGATGATGAATATTCTGCCGTTTCACAATTTACAGATGCAGCTTTTCAGCCTAAAGCTTTTGATTTTAGTGCAGAATCTTTTTTAAATGAAGGTGCTATTCATAGGTTTAATACTGCCGTTATAACATATAATTCAGGAGGACCTTTAGTTACTGCAATTGATTTACTTTTTAAAGACAGTGATGGTACTTTTATAAAAGTAATTGAAAAATTAAAAAAATCTGAATTAGGTTTAGCAGATAACACCGAATATACTTTTAATTTTAGAAATAGTAAAATATTTACCATACTCCCAGACTCAGAACTGCTTAGATTATATGACAATGTTCCTTTATTAGCTAAAGCTCAAACAATAATGGGTAACAGACTAATGTATGGTAACTATATAGAGAACTATAATTTAGTTGATAAAAACAATTCTCCTGTAAGATTTGAATATGTTACTGAATTAATAAGCGATAATATAGGTCTTACTGAAATAGAAGATAACTTTCTTCCTATTATATACAGTATTGATGGTTCTGTAGTTATTTCAAATTCAATGTTACTAATTGAATTAGATGTAGAATTAAAAGCAGGTGGTCTTTTAAATATTGACGCAACTATTGAACATAGTGCTTTTAGTGGAAATACTCCAACTGAAACAAGTGGTTCATTAGAAGTTCAATTCAGTTATGTGTTGCCTCAAGATTTTAATAATGCATACGAATTAGCTAGTAGTTTAGATTTTCAAGAAAAGATAGGTATAGCTAGCAATATAAAACCTATTTTTAATATTGACCCACTAGTTGAAACTTCTTGTGATGGGGTTACATTTACTGACAATATTAACTGTGTTATCCCTAATATATTAGATGGTGGCTCTCCAACTTCTTGGACTAAATATGAAAGTGGTATTTCAGCAGTAAATCAACCTTTACAAATTGGTGCTTCTCCTGGTTATCCCAATCAAATTAGTATAGGATTAATTGCTATGAGAAGAGTAGACAATACTACAACTCCAACTCAAAGTGCCTATGAATATTTTAAATGGAGTAATGCAGAAGTTACTTATCAAGAACTTAGTAATACCAAAAGTCTTCATAGTAATAGAGATTACGAAATAGGTATAGTTTATATGGATGATTTTAATAGAGCTTCAACTGCTTTAGTTAGTCCATTAAATACTGAACACGTTCCTTGTAGCTTTGCTGACCTTAAAAATTTTATAAGGGTTTCAATACCACCTCAACAGAAACCTCCGTATTGGGCAACTAAATATAAATTTGCAATAAAACCTAATGCAGAAACTTACGAAACAGTTTATACCAATATATTTTTTACAGACCCTGCTACCAATGACACGTACTTTTTATTAGAAGGGGAAAACCAAAGAAAAGTAGAAACAGGAGACAGGTTAATTGTTAAAGCTGACACAACTGGTTCTTTGTTAAGATGTGCTTATGCTACAATTTTAGATAAGCAAGCACAAGAAAGAGATTTTCTTGACCCTTTACCAACTGATGAAAATGGAAAAGAAATAAATATTCCTTCAGGGACTTATATGAAAATAAAAGCTCAAGATTTTTCTATAGCTACAGGACCTGACCCTTTTATATTACCAGGTAAGCAGTCTATAACAGTAAGAGGAAATGATAACTATCCTGTACTTGCCTATAAAGGATTTGCAGAGCCTGATGATGCAGGTATTTTTCAAAACCTTTCTATTCCTGCAGGTAGTAGAATACAAATGACATTTGAATTCGAAAGAAGAGGACCTCAAAAAGGTAATAATGCATGTGAACGTAGAAAATATAATTTAGATGTTAGTTTAATTGCATCTACTGATTATGATGATATTATTGAGTGGTTTAATGGAGATAATATTCAATCAGTTTTAAATACAGGAACGCAAGAAGTTGGTGGTACTGGTGGAGATGTAGACAATGTGTACATACCAACTACGGCAACATCTTCAAATCCATTTAATAGATATGGAATTACGCCTGCGTTGGGAACAAATTATTATAGATGGTTTCAAGACCCTAGTACTTTAGAGATACGTTTTATAATGTCAGGTACTAGAGCTTGTGGAACAACTAAGAAAAGAAGGTCTAGAGCTACTGCAACATGGCAAATATTTAGAGCTGAATCTACACTTGTATTTGAAACAGAGCCTACTGATGCACAACCAGATGTTTGGTATGAAGGTGCTCAAACATTTGACATTGCCACTGGAGGTTGTAAAACTGTGTTTCAAGTAGGTTCTAGTGAATCTAACCCAATTGCATTTGTATACACTTTAGATGGTATTCAATCTCAACTTGTTCTTCAGCCAGGAGATTCGGCAGCATCATGGACAGATTGTGGGTCTGCTATAATATCACCATCTACTCCACCTGATGACCCTGCAGATGTAACAATTACTAACACTCCATATCAAGATGTGCATCTTGGAAATGTTCAAGATCAAGACGCAACTAATCCTGCAATTATTGACACATCATTTTTTAATTGTTTTTCTTTTGGTAATGGTGTAGAAAGTTACAAGATTAGAGATTCAATAGTGGGAAAACCATTATTATTAGGTAATAGAGTAACAACTACATCTGCAGAAGATTATAGAGAAGCTGATAGGTTTGCAGACATTACTTATAGTGGTATATACAATGATGAAAGTAACGTAAATAAACTTAATGAGTTTAACCTTGGACTTTTAAATTTTAAAAAAACAGAAGAATCATTTGGTCCTATTGAAAAACTATTTGCTAGAGCTACTGATATACTTACATTACAAGAAGATAAAATATCATATGTACTAGCAGGTAAAAATTTATTATCTGATTCAGTTCCAGGAGGATCTATTACATCTGTTCCAGAAGTTCTTGGAACTCAAATAGCTAGACTAGAGGAGTATGGGATAAGTTTTAACCCTGAAAGTTTTGCAGAATATGGATTTGATAAATATTTTTCTGACCAAAAACGTGGAGCATTAATTCAACTAAAAGGTAGTTCATATTCTAATGAACAACTTACAGTTATATCAGATGCAGGAATGCGTTCTTGGTTTAGAGATAAATTTATATCATCTCCTAATAATCAAAAACTAGGAGGGTACGACCCTTACATGGATGAATATGTTTTTTCTATTAATGATGAGTTGCTTCCAATTAATGTGCCTTGTGTTGAATGTGGAATTAATCAACTATTAAATTTTAACGGAACAACTATCATCTACTGCTTTAATGTAGGAGAATTAGTGGGTGAAGTAACTATAACAATTAATGTTTCTGATTTAACTAGTGGTTCTCTTCAAGCACAAGCTGAATATGGAACAACACTTCAAGTAGTAAATTTAGTTAATGGACTAAACACAATCACAGTAATTAAAAATTTAGTTTTAACAGATACTCTAAACCTTACTTTTGATGGAACTGCGTCAGCAGTTATAGATTATACAGTTAGTTGTGTAGATGCCAAAGCATTAAGTATTGTACAAGTCTGTGTTACTAATAACTCAGATGCAGGTCAATTTATTCATAATCAATATCGATGGGTTGATGGACCATTTATTTCTCCATTACACCAAGAACAAATTGAATTTTTGTCATCTCCAAACTCACCTAATGTATCACAATATAGTACAGTTGCAGGTGTTCAAGGTGCAGGAGTTGTTCCTGCTGATGGAGCAATTGTTTCGATTATTTCGAATAAGATACCACCGACAGATGATTTTGTTTTTGTAACACCACCTATGAATTTTAAATATTTAAGGTCAGCAACGTTATATTCAAATACACCTGCATCAATACAAACATTGTTAAACGCTTCTACTCAATTACCAGTAAATTCTTCAGGAGCACCAAGTACATACTTGGGAGACTTTATAATGCCTGCAGGAACGTCTGGTGATTACTTGTATTTAATATATGATTACAGGTCTCCTGTTTTTGCAGAGTTATGTTACTCAACTGTAGATTCTTTGGATTCGTGTTGTGGTTGTTCAGAACCTGATACTTTTATAGCTACACAATGTAGAGCTGATGGGGTTGTGCAAACTGAAACAGTTCAAGGCGTATATACTACAGGGGAATTAGTTACTATTAATGGATGTACTTATGAAATTGGAGCAGTAACACCAACGGCAGCGACTGCAACTGTTACTTCTATATTACCTTCAGGTACTACATGTGAAGATATATGCCAAGAGTATCAACTAGAAGAAACTAATGGAGTTGATACAGATGTTGACTACATAGATTGTAATGGGGATTCAGTAACGGCTACAGTTCTTGCAGACGATGATTTAGTTATTTGTGCTCAAGAGATTTCTGCAACACCAGGAATTATTATTACTCTTGAAGATTGTGAGTGTGATCCTATTGCACCATTCTTAATAGCTGAAAGATGTGTAATAGATTGGAGTACAAATGGTTTTAATCAAGTTACTGTAGTAAATAGTGGTCTGTTTAATATCGGTGATTTAATTACTATAAATGAAGATGCAGACTGTACGTATGTTGTTGTTTCTGAAACAAATGCTGGTCCTGCAGACGCTACTTCTACAGGATTAAGCACTGCTGCAGATTGTAGTGAAGTATGTAATTTTTACACAGTAACTAATAATGCTTCAACAGTTGATTTTATATATACTAATTGTAATGGTGTAGTTATAAATGAAGATATTAAAGTAGGAAGTTTTAAAAATATATGTGCTAAAGATGCAGCACCACAACCTGATTTTGATTTAGTTTGGACAAGTTGTGAATGCCCTAGTAGTGAACCTTCTTTTGTGAATCTAGAAAGATGTCAAGTTTCATTAGCTACAACAATTCCTACTACATATATAGCTAATAATGCGAGTTACACTGTAAGTGATATAGTTCAAATTGACAACGAGCCTGATTGTAAATTTAAAGTAATATCATTTACTGAGTTTGGAACTGTTAATACTAACATAATAAACACTTATCCAGGTGAAGATTGCAGTGACGTTTGTAATGAATATACACTTACAAATACTGCAGGAGGTAGTATTTCAGTTAATTATACAGACTGTAATGGATTATTAGTAAAAATAGATGTTACTAGTCCAGTAGTGGAAAACATTTGTGCATCTTCTATTAATCCTTCTTTAGGAATAGATGTGGACTTTGTTTCTTGTGAGTGTAATCTTATTGCTTCAAACTATTCAATTCAAGAATGTGTTACTGGTGAAGTTAGAACAGTGACATCTTCTATTACAGTTTCAGTTGGAGATAGAGTTGAGTTACTAAGTGGAGATGGTTGTAAGTGGACAATAACAGGAACTTCTGTAAACACTGCTACTGATGATATAATTGCATTAACTTCAAATCAAGTTTGTGTTTGTAACTCATATACATGGGAAAATAATACTGGAAGTAATTTAACACTTGAGTATGTTAATTGTGTTGGAACACCTGTTTCTCAGACACTTATTCCTACTGAGGTTTGGAATGCTTGTATATCACAACTTATTACTAACGATGGTGCTACAGTAATTAGCGTTACATGCACTTGTTTTTAAATTAAATAACTATGAAATACACTAACAGTTGGAAATCAAACGCAAAACAAAATGATAAATTAGATTTTATCCTTAGAATTGGTAAAATAACTTTTATTAAATTTAACGTTGATTTTGGAAAAAAGAAATTTATATTCACATTATTAAATTTTGGGATAAAAAATTAATATGGCAGTAACAGGAAATTATTATTTAAACGGACCTACATTAGGATTATCTACTGCAGTATTTACAGATGTTGATTTAACTGTATGTGCTCCAGATGGATTTTATTCTGATGGAACTATTTCTAGGGAACAAGTTAATTGTGTTCTTCTACCTCAACAAGTTTGTCCTAATTGCATTGAGAATCCTATAACACTTGAGTATAATGTAACATCTGCTTTGGATTTATTTTGTGTATCAAGTGTACAGGTTACTGCTTATATGGCTTTAGGTGATACATTTCTAACTGCTTCACAAATATTTCAAACTAATTCTTTAACCACTCCTATGGCTGATGGTTTTTACAAAGAAATAGGTTCAAATATTTATCGTGAAAATTCTGGAAGTAACTTACAAATTCAGCAACCTGGACCTGTTTGTCCTCCACCAAGTCAATTATACCTATCAGGAGTAGCTATACCTTGTAGTACTTTCTGTACTAATAATTATAATATAGTTATACAGACATCTACAGTTAGTGGTAATGACTACTATAGCTTAACATTAGGTGATGAAATTGTAGGAGGATTAGTTGATGGATGGTATGCCTATTATTTTGAAACTTCGTCTACTAGTGCTCCTGCTAATGGTTGGAGGGTAATGGAAATACAAAGCAATCTTGTTACTGATATTTTAGCATGTGACGCATCTAATAACTGTCAAAACCTTTAAATTATGGCTGGACCTGTACCAATACCAACATTAGAATCAAAATATACCTTAACATATGATGATGGAGTAAAAGGATTTCCTTCTTTTTATACCTACTATCCTGATTGGATTCAAGGTATGAATAATTACCTATACACTTTTAAGGGAGGTAATATTTATAGACATAACACAAATGAAACTAGAAATAATTATTATGGAGAAGATTTTTCTTCCATACTAACATCGGTGTTTAATGATTTACCTTTAGAGAATAAATTATTTAAAACTTTAGAGTTAGAGTCTGATGCATCGTGGAGTGCAACTGCAGATAGTGATCAGCAAATTGGTAACTTTATTAATGAAGACGAGTTTAAACTTAAAGAAGGAAACTATTTCGGATATCTTAGAGCACAAAATTCAGAGCCTGCAAGTGCAGCTCAATATCCTTTAAGGTCTGCCAATGGTATTGGAAATAACACAACTGTAAATACCTTATCTCCAAATAATGTAATTATTAATTTTAGCACAGACCCATATATAAATATTGGAACAATATTAAGTATTGGCGATTATTTGTATATTAAGAGTGGTGTTACAAATCAAGTTACTTTAATTGGAGAGGTAAAAGATAAAGTTTTAGACCTTCAAAATGGAACAAATTATTTAATAGTTGATACCACCATCACAGATTCGGCTGGAACTCCAATAGGTAATTTACCACCTACTAGTCCAAGCTATTATTTTTTCATAAAGAATGGTACTGCAGAGTCTCATGGTATATTAGGTCACTATGCAGTGTTTACTTTAACCAACAATAATACAGGTGCAGTAGAGTTATTTGCAGTTGGATCAGAGGTTATGAAATCATTTCCTTAAAATTAGTATCTTTGAAGTAATGGTAGAAGAAGAGGTTTCTTTACAGGTTTTAAATAGTATTCCACAAGGGACAGGGATGTTGTGGGAAAAAATAGAAAAATTTAAAGAACAAGTTGACGCTATAGAAGGTGCGTTAAAACATAAAGCAGGTACTAAGTACGAAGGAAAGATGAGTGAAGTGTACCCTTTAAGACAACATCTTGAAGGAGGTTTGTATACAAGGGAGTTATTTATGCCTAAAGGACATTTAATAATTACAATGATACACAAACAAAATCATCCATCATTCTTACTAAAAGGTAAGGTGTCTTATTTAACTGATGAAGGATTAGTTGAAACTATTGTTGCTCCACATGTTGTAAAAACAAAAGAGGGTGCACAACGAGTTTTCTATGTACACGAAGATAGTGAGTGGTGTTGTGTGTATAAAACTGATGCAAAAACATTTGAAGAAGCTGAGGCAGATGTTTATGTAGATACTTATAAAGAGTTGCCTCAAGAAATAATTAAAAAAAGAATATTATGGCAGGACCAGCAACAGGTTTATTAATAGGTAGTTTAATTTTATCTGCAGGGGGAATGGGTGCATCTTTTCTTCAGGCAGGTCAACAACGTAAAGCCGAAGAAAAAGCCAAGCGTGAAGCCGAAAAAGCAATGGCAGCAGCTAGGAAAAAACTTGAGGTAAATTATATAGACGCATTAGGCATACAGAAAGAACCTTACGAACTTGAACGTGAGGCTTTACTAGTTGCAGGAGCACAGGGTGTTGAGGCAGCAAGAGAGTCTGAACGTGGTGCAGCAGCAGGTGTTGGTCGAATACAACTAGCACAACAAAAAGGTCAACAAGGAATTCGTACTGCAATGGGTAAAGAGTTGACTGCATTAGATAGAGCAGCAGCAGCAGAAGATTCAAGGCTTCGTGACGTTGGTGTTCAGTTAGATTTAGGTGAGGTTGCAGGAGCACAGATGGCAGCATCAGATGCTAGTCAGGCTGCTACTGCAGCACAGACACAAGGGTTTCAACAATTAGCATCTTTTGGTGCTGAACTTATGTCAGCAGCACCACTGTTTTCAAAGAGTCCAGGAGTGAGAGCATCTAACAAGGCATACAGAGTGGCTGGTAGAGAGGGTAAAGAGGCTTTTATGCAAGCTAATCCAAATGCTGGTTTTTTAGGTGTTGGAACAGGATATAGAAAAAATCCAGGGGCATTAGGTAGACAAGCAGTTTTAAATCAGTCAACATTAGCTCAAATTACAAAAAATAATCCAACCTTTATAGATCAATTTAATAAAGCTCAAGGAAAGCAGGGTATTGAATTTAATGAAAATGAATTTCTAGCTAACCCCATGAGTTTTATAAACAGAGGTAGTGTAGAGCAACAAGCTTTATTCAATAATGCTTTAACTGGTAGTGTGTTTAGACCTATAGAAGATGAAAATGAAGATGAGTTTGTAGTTGAAAAAACAAAAAGGGGTAATAGATTGGATGGCATGTATGGATTTTATTAGAAAAAAACAATAAATTAAATGGCAACATATTATAAATACGCAGAAAGGGATGCTAGCAATCAAGTAAATTGGGCAGAGATTACCTCTAATATGGTAAACTCTCTCAAAGAGGCTGAGGCTATTAGAGAGTCTAAAAGACAGGCTATTAATGATGCTACTGCAGAATTAGGTGCAACCCTTTCAGAAGCTCCACAAGGAGACCACAGAGGTTTAAATGAGTTCGCCATGACATATGCAAACAACGCACAACAGATGCGTTTAATGCAAGACCAACTATTAAAATCAGGTCAGTTAAAATTAAAAGACTATAACATTGGTCGTGCTAATCTTACCCAAGGAACTACACAACTTTTTAATTTAGGAAAAAAATACCAAGCCATATACTCTGATAGAATGAAGAAGTTTCAAGATGGAACTACGTCTCAACTAGATGCTGATATGTTAGCTAGGCTTGAAGGATTCGCAAATTTTTCTAATCATGAGGCTTATATTAACCCTACAAATGGGCAGGTAAGTATTGGTAAATTAGTAGAGAAAGATGTTGATGGAAAAAAGGTTGTTACTATGGATAGAACTCCTGGTAATTTTACTACAGTGCAACAGTTAAACTTTTCTTTATCTCAAGAAATACTAAAGTATCAATTAGATGATTTAGACGCTGAGGTTGCTAAATTTGCAGACACCTATTTAACAACAGATGGATTATACCGAACTATCGATGATGTTAGGCAGATGAAAGATTTTGACCTTATGGTAAATGATATGGTTCAGAGTCAAGTACAAATTCCAAATGGGGTTGCTAGTATTCTTAAAGATTATGTTGGTGGTTTTAAAACTGTTTTTAATAAAGAAGACCAAGACGAAAACTCTATACTTATGATAGAAGACCCTTCACAACCAGGATCAGGTAAAATGATTATGGATGTTACAAGTGAAATGGGTAAAAAACAAAAAGCTAAAGCTGAAGAGTTTTTAAGAAGACACATAGACAAACAACTAGGTCGTAAGGAAACTCAAAAAGAACCTAC